ATGGGCCAGCCCTATCACCGGAGCAGAACTCACATTCAGCTTTACGAAAACCCGATTTATCTCAGCTATACGGGTTCAGCGTTTGGCTTTGTGGGCCGTTCCGTATTTAGTCGCGCCTTGTATCCGTTGCAGTCCTTTGTGCAGTCAATGGTCGCTGACAATCTGATGATGGTGAAATCCGGGGTCATGGTTGCCAAGATCAAGCAACCGGGATCAATCATTGATCGTCTGATGGCGGCGGCTCAGGATGTGCGCCTTAATATCCTAAAGATTGCCCGTACCGGCAACACCATCAGCATCATGCCTGATGAGTCCATTGAATCTCTGGACCTTAACAACCTGACCTATCAGGATCAGCGCAAGAACATTCTTGAGAATATCGCCCTGTCGCTGGATATGCCCCCCTCATTCCTAACCGGCGATTCACTCAGCCAAGGATTCGGTGAAGGCTCGGAAGATGCAAAACTGATTGCTGGGTACATTGATCGCGTCCGACTGGATATGGACCCGATCTACAAATACATGGACAACATCGTCATGCACACGGCATGGAGTCCTGACTATTTCCAGTCGCTTCGGAATCGTATTCCCGAATATCGAAACATCAGTTACGAACAATGGTTCACGCAATGCAAGCGGTCTTTCCAAGCCATTTGGCCTGAGGCTCTTGAGCCTGACAAGAAAGAGCGCACCGATCACCAGAAGAATATCTACACTTCGGTGCTTGAGGTCTACAACACCATTGGCGGTGAATGCACCGGCCAGAACAAGGCACAACTTCTGGATTGGGTCATTGGCAACCTGAACGAAGCGGAAGACCTTTTCCCGAACAAGCTGTCACTGGATACGGATGAGATTGCATTCCGGTCTATCCTCGGCCTTGACCAGCCGCCAGAAGAAAACGACGAAACGACACCCGAAGTTCCGGGGCTTCACGTCCACTAATGACGTATCTTCAAAGGATCAGAAAGATCATTCAGAGGGCCATTGAAGAAGGCCCTTCTGAGTTTCTGTACCTTGAACTCATAGCTGCACTGGAAGCATACGAACCGTTCATCAATGTTCAGGATCGGCTTGAGAAGATTTGGATTCGCGAAGTTGAGCGTGAAGGATTACTGAAACGGAACAAGGGCGTTACTGCCTTTGACCTAGCTTCCATACGACCCCAACTGCGGGACGAATTGGAACGCAGGATTATGTTCTCGGTATCCCTCATCAAGCAAAACAAGCAAAAAGCAACCGAAACCACGTTACAACGATTCAATGGCTGGCTGTCATCCTTGCCAGCCGTTCCCGAAGTCAGAGAAGCGCAATTATCCGATATCCGGGAAACCGCAAAAGATATTGCAAAGCCTTTGAAGCAACTTCCGTATGATGAACGTCGAGTTGCCATTGACCAATCCCAAAAACTCATATCCAATCTGAATCAAATCGTTGCGTTTGATTGTGGCGCTATTGGTGCGTATTGGCATTCACACTGGAAAGAAGCCAATTATGATTACCGAGAAGACCACAAGAAATTGGATCAGAATTTCTTCCTGATTCGTGATTCTCAAGCGATGCGTGATGGGTTCGTGAAAAAGGGCGGACATGAATATCTTGAAGATTTGCCGGAACAACCCGGAGAGGCGATATTCTGTCGGTGCTATTATGAATACGTCTATCGGCTTAATAGGGTTCCCGAAGAATGCTTGACGGAGAAAGGTAAAGATGCCATTTAAGTCAGAATCCCAGCGCAAGGCCATGTATGCCGCGTCAGAGGGTAAATCCACGCTGGGTATTCCTGAAGCCGTTGGCAAAAAATTTGTTGCCCATCGCAATGATGAAACCGGCGAAGCATCCAAAGGCATTTATCCGGAATTTACCGAACTTTCCATCATGGAAGCCATTCGGGATAAGCGACTTGCAAGCCCTCAGCAATTTGGTGACGTAGCTCTCTGGGCTATTCGCGTTACGGGTACGGGCTATGCCCTCCGATCCTCTGGTGAAATCGGATACAAATCTCCAGCCGATTACCTGACTCAAGAGTTTATGACTCGCTGTCAGGGCTTGCCGGTAGTTTGGGAGCACCCTGAAGAATTACTTCTAACCACGGATTCATTCCGTAATCAGATCATTGGCACTTCAGTCCTTCCATATATCGAAGGTGATGAAGTTTGGACAATCGCTAGAATCTATGATAAAGAGGCATCTAAATTGATGCAGGGGGAGCAGTTAAGCACCTCTCCAGCGGTTAGCGTTTCCAACTCGGCCATCAAAATCGGGAATGTCCTCATTGAAGGCAATCCCGTGTACGTAGACCATATCGCCGTATGCCAGAACGGTGTCTGGGATAAGCAAGGGGAACCGACTGGCGTAAGACTTGATTCTATGACTCATGAGGACAAACCAATGGAAGAAGAAAGCAAGGGCGAAGACCTGCGCGGCATGATCTCCAGCTTGCTGGAAGAGCATTCTTCGCGGATCGACGCAAAGTTTGATGAAGTTCACAACCGCATCGATGAGATGTTTGGTAAAAAGGACGATGATGACAAGGCCGATGAAGGTCTTGACCCCGAAGAAAAGGAAGAGGTCAAGGAAGAAATCGAAGAAGCACACCATGAAGTCGATTCTGCCGACGACATGAACAAGTGCGACGACGATGATAATGACCGTGAAGAAGTGGAGTTGAAAGAAGTGAAAGACGATTCCGCACGTGCTGATTCTCTTGAAATCAAGGCGCTTCGCCGCGAACTTGCCGCGATGAAAAAGGCAATGGCTCCTGCCGCTTATGATGAGCGCGAAGAAATTGCCAAGGCTATTCATCGTGCCGATTCAGTATTCATGGCAATGGGCGAAACCAACAAGGTTACGCACGTTCCGGGTGAATCTGCCTTTGCATTCCGCAAGCGTATTGCCGCGAGACTGTCTAAGTTCAGTGATCGCTTCAAGGACGTTGACGTTAGCAAGATTGCTGATGCAAAACTGTTTGCGCCGATTGAAGATGCCATCTATGCGGACAGCATCGAATACTCAAAGGCTCCCCCGATCAAGGCTGGCACTGTCCACATGATCGAAAAGAAGATGGGCAACCTGTCCGTCTGGGAACCGTCTGCAAACTCTGATCCTCATGGTTGGATGGACACGTTCTCGAACGGCGTCACCTTCCGTGGCGGCTTCATCAACAAGTGAGGATAAACCATCATGGCTAACATTCCATTTAATCCTTATGCCATCACCAATGTGCAGGACTCCTTCAGCGTCCAGTCACAGGGCTATTGGCAGGGTGATGTTCTGGCTGATCCTGCCGCACGTTTCCAGCTTGTTGCTGGCGTTGTAGCGGCGGCTGAAACCCTTCCCATGTGGGGCGGCGTTGCTATCTATGAAGCAACTCCTCCGGCAAACTCTGCATCTACCGGTCAGGGTCCGACCATTGGTCGCGCCGCTTCTGCCGCTACCCTTGCAGGTTTCACCACCTATCAGGGTACTTTCGCGGCTCCGGTCACTCCGTCTTCTACCGCACCTCTTCAGGCTTCTGGTGGCGGCTTCAACTTTGTCCGTCTGGGTTCACTCAGCCGCATCGTTGTCGCTTGTAACTCAGCAGTCATTGCCCTTGCCGGTACGGACAACCCGCAGACCTTTGGCTGGGATGCTACAAATCAACAGCTTGTTGCCGCTGGCGCTGGTACGTTTGATTTCAAGGCAACTCTGGTTGCAGTAAATGCTGGCAACTCAGCTACCGTTGTTTACAACGGCACGACTGGCGCGGCTACTTGGAACACCACCGGCAACGTGGCCGTCATTCTTATCTAAAGGAGCATAGCGATGGCGAATATCACTAATGGCTTCGTGCAGATCAACCCGAACTTCACGATGCCTGAACTTATCATCCAGTACCAACAGCCTTCAGGTGCGTTCCTTACGCTCCCTGGCGGTACTATCATGCCGCGCCTGTCTCCTACGGACCTCGCGGTTTACGTCAAGCGTCTGAACGTAAAGTCTTCATTCCTCGCGAACCAGAACGTAAGCAATCAGCTTCCGTCTTGCGCGATTGATGCGACTCAGATCAGCACCCCGACCTACCTGCTTCGTGCAAGGGCGATCTACGATCACCATGACATTGCTTACGCAAACGTCTGGGGCTTCTCGCTTCCCGATGCACAGCGCCTTGCAATGCGTCAGGGTATCTTCCAAGGTCTGCGTCAGGGCCTCCTGTATGGCTTCAACAGCCAGAATACGGGTGAAGGTCTCCTGAACGCTCCGGGCGCGACCAAAACATCTCTGCCGGCGGATTCATTCGGCAACACCACTGTTGTCACCTATGACAATGGTCAGATGGCGCAGTTTATCCTTCAGCAGATCGTACAGGCTAAGACCCGTATGAATCAGCTTGGACAGCCTGCCCGTGTGGTTATCGTTGGTCCTCAGCGCGTTATCGGTCAGTGGCAGTATTCAATCGTACAGCTCACTTCCGTACAGCGTCCGGGTGCGGGTTCATTCTCCACTTCAGCAACCATCGAACACGTTGGCGGCTGGAATGGTGACGAAATCGAATTCGGTTTCGATGACACTCTCATCGGTCAGGGCCAGAGCGGTACGGATGCCGTTCTTCTGGTTATCCCGGAAATCAAGGTTCCGTTTGTTGGTTCACAGCCGAACACCAATGAGTTCAGCAAACTGCAACCCGGATTGGAAGCCACTACGCTGATGCTCACCGACCTTGCGGCTCCGAAAGAAATTCCGGTTCCGATTGCTGGCGGTGCGCTGGATGTTCTTTCCGAAATGAGAGCAACTCCTGGCTGGGGCATTCGTTCTCAGGGTGTTGTCATCCTTTCGATGCAATACAGCTAAAATTGACGGGGCGGCGTAAAAAACCGCCCCTTCATTCAACAGGGAAACAAAAATGGCTGATTTATACATAGCAAACGTCACCGAACAGAATTACACCTTCCATTGGCGCGAACCGGAAGCCCCTAGAATTTTCTCGCTTGATATTGCTGGCGGCTCTCAGGTTAAAGTGCTTACTGAAAAATCACCTGAAATTGTTCAGTCCGTGATTGAGCATCACAAGATTTATGGTCTGGTCGATGAGGCTGGCGCAAAGAATTCGACTCGCAATGGCCAGAAAGTCCATTTGGTTTACAGCACCAAGGGACCGCTTTCAGCAGATATCTATGAATTGGCCCAAGAGGTCAATGACGATATCGCGGCAGATCAGGTTCAGCTTGCCAAAGAAAAGGCGGCTTATGCTTTTGGCAAGATCATTGAGCAGGATCAAACGGGCCTTTCCGAAGGTGTCCGTGAAGTAGAACTTGAAATTGTTGAAGAAAAACCGAAGGACATTGGTCGTAAGGACAAACCTCTCGTTAATCAGAAGTTCAACACCAAGATCAAGAAGTAACATGAACGGACCTACTCTGGCTGGCTATCTTGAATTCCTGCGTAACATCGTAGGCATCAATACCACCGTCCTTCCGGATGGTTCGCCTATCATTGAGTGGTCCTATAACTATGCGGTCAATCTGGTCTGGGAGGTGCTTCGGTATCTCCCATCGCCACCGGATCAATTCCTCTACACCACTGCGGTCTACAATCTGGCCACCAGTTTTTTGTTGGCGAATGGGCAAGACCCGACTGGGCTTCCAGTAAGCCAGCAATTCTTTGGGCCATATCAGCAGAAATACAATCTACGTGCTTTTGTGGGCGGTGTGATTCAGTCGGCATCCGACGAATCCACTAGCAGTTCAATGGTTGTGCCCAAAGCGTTTGACGGTCTGACAATCCAGAACCTTCAGAACCTGAAAGACCCTTACGGACGTCAATACTTGGCGATTGTTCAGTCTCTTGGCTCACTCAGCCTGATGGGGATCGCGTGAAGCTCATCTTTGGAGTCAATAACATCCCATACGGAACCGACAAAACCACCACGGGGGATGTTGCGAATTGGCTTGAGAATAAGTATGGCATCATGAATGCCTATGTCGGTATGAACAAAAAGTTCATCGGCATGGAAGTGATGCAAGAGATTTTGGGCGTTAAGAATCGCGGCGTTCAGCATGATATGAGCGCCATTGCTAGTTCGTTGAAGCAAGCCATTTCCATGCAAGCCTTTAACGGTGTCTTGCCCGGAGTACCGACCAAGGCATCAAGGATGGGCATCAGTTCACGATTTAAAAACGGCAAGCGTCGAGGCAAGTCAAAGGTATCTGGTGTTGCCAGACCATCCTTTATTGATAGCGGACTCTACCAAGGTTCAATCAGGGTGATGCTTGATGAATCCAAGTGACCTGACCGGCAATTTCCCGAACAACTCTCTTGGGGCCGTACTCAATACGGGCCTGACGGTTCTTGACCAGTCGCAAGAGATTGAGTTTGTTTATTACTATCGAGTGATCTTGCCCTATGACGGGTATGTGTTCTGGGTGCGCGATCTTAGCAAGCAACCGATCATGGTGGCCGGTTCATTGCATTACCAGACCGATCAAAAGCAGGAATTGGATAAGACTTCGGCTTATCAAAACGTGGTGTTTACCACGCCTGTAGAAGTTGCCGATTTTAATGACCTGCAACCATCGGAAATGCTTTTCGGGCAGTATGATGACTTTGAGTTTTCTTTCTCAAGTCATGCGAACCGTTATGAGCAAGCGAATCTTTGGCACTATATCGGACAGGCTGTCTATCCCGAAATGCGGACACAGATTCTGCAATCGGCGCAAGATTTGCCGCCTTCCCCTGTGGTATCTAATTCATTGCCGATTTGGATTGCGCTGAACGATTACGCGCCGGTCTATCCTTCGTTTCTTGTTCCTGAAAACCTTACACCACCTTACATTGTGTGTGACATTCAGCAAGAAGACACCACCATGCTACAGCCAATTGCATGGACGGATGGAGACAACACCTATCAACTCATGAAGGACCGTGTAAGGTTCATCACTTATGGGCTGATTAACAGAGACATTCAGAATTTCGTCCAGTATCTTCTGAATAATTCCCTGCAAGGAACCTACGGCATCATGCAGGGCGGCATCACCGTGAGAGACGGTAAGCGGATTCAATCCGAAATGAACGTATTGGCCCAACAGAAATACATCGAGATGGAAATTTCATATAACCAGTCTGCGGTGTACGATATGGCAGTCCAATACATTCAGACCGTTCTGCCGATTGATTTTTATCTGAACCCTGCATAGGAGATTACCATGCCCCAAGGCCCTTTCCAGACTACCGTTTTAAGCGTAGCCAATAAGTCAGCACTCGACATCACCACCGCAACCGTTGTTAAAGCAAGCAATGGTTTTGTCGTTCGTGTAAGCGTTATTGTTGCCGGTTCTACCGTTGGAACCGTTAATGATGCGGCTACCACCGGAGCCGCCGCTGTTGCCAATGAAATCGCCGCTATCCCGAACACCGTTGGAACCTACGCGATTGAATTTCCTTTTGCTAATGGCCTCGTGATCGTTCCCGGCACTGGCCAGACCGTTTCCGTTTCTTACAGCTAAGGGGTAAATCATGGCCTATTACAACCGCATTGTGCAGGTCAACGTCTCTGAGACGGTTGCGCCTCTGCCTAATCGGTTGCAACAAACTGCCGCGATTGTTTCTATGGGTGGCACGACCATTCCAGCAGGAACGACGCAGTGGATTGCGGCTCCCGGTCAGCTTAACGATTACCTGATTCCCGCCTACGACATTTCAGCGATTAGCTGGACCACGGGCGTTGTCACGGTAGTTACCACTAACCCGCATGGTATCCCTGTTGGTTCAACCACGAACATCGTTGTTGCTGGCGTTGCGCCAACGGCTTACAACGGCAATTTCGTTGCGACCAGCGTGAACACCACCACCTTGCATTATTCGATTGCGAGCAATCCGGGCGCAGAAACTGTTCTTGGAACTGTCCAAGTCGGACCGCAGGTGGATTTGATTGCCGATGATGCAACTTGGTGGGCGCAAGGCAACCTTGGAACGGGTTATTACGTCTATGAAACTGGTTCCGCTGTAACGACTACCGTCATCAGTGAAGTCACTGCATACCTGACCGCTAACCCGCAGACCATCTATAACTGGATTTTCCTGCCGGGAATGGATGCGGATCATACGAACCTCAGAGCGTTCTTCCTGTTGCACAACACTTTGAATGCGCTGATTAAGTTCTGGTTGCCGGTTTCTCAGTCAACCTATACGTCATGGGAAGGTGAAAGCACCCTTCAGAACGTATTCGTTATGATTGAATCACCGAGTGCCGACTTTGCTACGGAATCGGACGTTACCGCACCGGCGCAGTATTACACTGCATTTGTGCCGACTCCGACCAACCGTCTGCCCCCGGCGCAATACACCTACCTGAACGCAGTCACAGCGTACACGCCGATCACTCAGGCGCTGATTACGACCTTCCTGACCAACCACATCAACTTTGTGGCTACCGGCGCAGAGGGCGGCATCAGCAATACCATCCTGATTGATGGCAAGACGCTGAATGGAACTCCGTTCAACGTGGCTTACTCCATTGACTGGGTACAGATTCAGTCAAACCAAGCCATTTCCAACGCAGTCATCAACGGTTCAAATAACCCATTGTCTCCGCTTTACTACGACCAGAACGGCATTGACCGTTTGCAACAGGTTGTAGTTCAGGTAGGCAACACGGCTATTGCATCCGGGCTTGCGCTGGGTCAGGTGATTCAGGTAGACCTCGATCCTACGGTTTTTGCGACCAATGTAGGGCTTGGCGTTTACGCTGGTAACTTCGTTGTGAATGCGGTCCCGTTCAATATCTATACTGCGTTGAATCCGTCTGATTACGCCAACCAAATTTACGGTGGTCTTCAGGTGGCATACACCCCGCAGTACGGATTTGAGACGATTGTCTTTAACCTGAATGTCACGCAATTTGCCTAGGGAGTAGATCATGGCAACTAATCCAAATCTCATCCCCGGCAACCTGAACCGAGTCCGAGCATCGGTTATTGTTCCGGGCAATGAAACCCTTAACATTCCGGCGCAATTTCAGGCAAAGGAAGGCATCGTGGTCGCTCCGCAATCAGCGGTTGTTACTCAGATGCAAGGCATGACTACCATCGTGAATTCTGAGGAGCCTTATCAGCTCATTCAGATCACGGTAGCGGTCATCAAGTCTTTGGCCATTTCAGCGCAGTATCTCAACGCCATCCAAAATTCCCCGGTATTGGGGAACATTACGGTGGTCCCGGATACTTCTGTCATGCCGAAGTTCAGCCTGATTAACGCTTCAATTATTAACTGGAACCAGATCAGCATGGCAGGTCTTCAACCTGACTTTACTCTGGTTATTCAGGGTCAATACAACACCAGTAACGACCTCTGGAATCTGGTTTAACCAGTTAGGGCAGTCTAGGTAGCGCACCGAAAGCTCGTCATCCCTGCGGGTTGACTGTCCTATCCTTTCAGGGAATTCAATGAAGGGAAATTGAAATGACCAAGATTAACAAAGAACTCAACATCGTTATCCGGTCTGAGGATGAAGATGGCAATCCTATCATTGCCCATCACACGCCTCTGCCGACTCCGGTTTACGATATTCAAAGAAAGCTGTTCACCGAAACCTACGATGAACTGGCTTCTATGAAGGTTCCTAACGCTATTTTGACCAAATCGGTATTCTTAGAAGCCGCAGAGAATATCGGGCGCGCTAAGGAGGCTCAGGAGCTTCTAGGGCAGATTCGCGGGGCTACCCTGATCTACACGTCCAAACCCGCTCTTTTCGACGTAGCGGAAGTCTCAGACGATGTGAAGGATGAAATCCTCTGCAAACTGCTTTTTTTTATTGTTTTTCGGCGTCATGTATTCCCAAGTCGGTTCAGGGTCTGGTTTTCCACGATTCAGACTGCATTGGGCTTGGAGCTTACCTCCTCGAATGCTACGGAAGTGTTTCCTTCTACGACGATATCGACCACTCCCGAACCTATTGGCATTATGGACACTTCGTTGCCGATATGATGGAGGCGTTAAGGACAACGCATTTTCCGAGTGTTGCCGGTTCAGATTGGGACGATGCCCTACACTTTCGTTCTCGTTACTCTAAGGTGTTCTGATGGCTGATATTACGTCTGTCTTAGAAATCGATATCAAGGATGACGCTTTTAGAGCGTTTAAGGCAGACCTTGACGCTATGAAGAAGTCTATGGGGACGATGGGCGGTGGCGCTACGGGAACGGTCAGCGGCGCTAAGGCAAGGCAAGCGGCAAATGACTTTGACGCTTATAGCAAAGCCATGAAAAAAAGCACCGAAGCTCTTTTAGGGTTTACGACCCAAATGACGAAAACGGCTACCAATCTAGCCGTTGATTCTGGCAAAAAGCTGATCGGTGCATTTACTTCTCTGACCAAAACGATTGTCGGTCATGGGGGGCTTCTGGCGGGTATCGCGTCAGTTGCTTCTCTGGCCGGTATGGTTGGCGCGGCTGGAAGAACACAGCACCGAATGTATCAGGCTCAAGGGCTTGGGTTTGGAGGTCCGCAGGATATTGCGCGATTGGGCGTGACCTTGGGTCAGCGCATGGACGTGGCTGGCGTTGCCGGTCATCTACAAGAGGAAATGGCTAAACCCGGATCGCTTTTAATTGCGGGATTATCTCGATTCTTGGGTGTCAGCCCTCAAGACCTAAAAGGCATGAGCAAGGATGAACTCATGTTTGGGTTTGCCGATTACGCGACCTCCCAAGCCAAAAGACCCGGAGGCATGATGCCATCCCAGATGGAGGCGGCAGGTCTTGGCTTTATGGGTGTTCAAGGTCAACAGCGGATGCTGGCTACTGAAAATGAAGCGGAAAGGCTTAGACGGGAAAACGAAGAACTCAAAAAGCAAACTCAGCTTGCAAGTCCGGGCGCATGGCAGAAATTTAACCAGTTTCTGACTGGTGGGTTTTTGAAAGGCGAAACCGGCATGATGAACATTCTAACGCCATTGCTTGATCCCTTGATGGAAGTCGGTAAAGTGATTGGCAAAAAGATGGAAGGCTCAAACGGCATATCTACCATGGTCGATCATCTGCAAGCTGATTTGTGGGCCTTGCAGAATGCTTTAAGCACTGGAAATTGGGATGCGTTTTGGGACCGAATCAAAAAGGACATGAAGTCCGTATTTGATGCCATCATTGATGTTGCGGGTCCGGTTTTTGAAAAGATTGGAAATAGCCTAGAGCGGCACTTCAAGGAAGCCATCAGACCGCTTACCGAAGCGGCTGAGATATTCAAGCAAATGCTAACTCAGTTCAGTCAAAGCCCAATGGCAACCTTGATGGGAATCAGTCCGGTTGGCGCTGTTTCTAGTCATATTGCCTCTAACATGGACCTTGCAGGGCTTACGGGAAGTGAAGCGGCGGCAATGCGGAAAGGGTCTGCATATACCGGTCTATTTGAAAAATACGGCAAACAGGCGGGAGTTGACCCGACTATTTTGTACGGTATTGGCATGGCTGAAAGCCGTTTTAATCCTTTGGCAAAAAGCCCTAAAGGTGCTGGTGGCATGATGCAATTTATGCCTAGCACTGCAAGTCAATATCGCATTGATCCCTATGACCCGGATCAAGCAATTCGCGGCGCATCCGAATATCAAAGGCGCTTGCTAGAAATGTTCCACGGCGATCAGACCGCCGCTCTTGCCGCTTACAACTGGGGCGAAGGGAACGTACAAAAAGCACAACGCAGATATGGCGAAGGATGGCTGGCTCATGCGCCTTCTGAAACTCAGCAATACGTTTCAAATGTGCGCCGATATGCTGAAATCGCTGGGCGCAACCTGCAAGTATCAGTCAGCGCACCGGCTGGCTCTGACGTGACTGTCAATCAGGTACGGGCTACGGGAGCGGGTAAAGGCCCATGAGATACTACAAGATCACTTTTGTAGATCAAAAGACGGGTCGAGGCGTTTCCGGGAATGATCCTAGTTTCCCTGACACCTTTAGTTCGCACTTTGAGGATGGGACATTCAATCCGGGTGCTTTAGAAGTTGAGTTTGAAATCGCCAATGCTTTCGGTCATATGCTGTCCGCTCAAACGCACATCCGAATTCACAACCCGACTTTGACGATGGTCAGGGATTCAATTCAATACAACAATTCCTATTGCGTCATTGAAGCAGGATTTAAGCAGGGATTGCCGCTTGCAAACCCATCACAGGCAGGGATCATTGGCGCTGGGGTCGTTCAGAATACGTTTGCCAATTGGTTGGGCACTGACCTTGTGCTGGATTTTCTTTTGTATCCTAGCGACTACTATGGCGATGTAAGCCTTGATTTGTCAGCGGGGACTGGCGTTGGGTCCGTTTCAAATCTTAGCTTTAGCTGGACTGAAGGTCCGTTGAGTGCCGCCATAGAAAACACGTTTAAGCCCTTTGGCGTTACGGTCAAAGGATCAATCCGATCAGGGTTAAATACGCCTCCTCCGGGTGGAATTCAGGGATGGCAAGGCAACTTCCAAGGCTTCTCATCCTTTATCAGAAGCATGACCCGTGACTATCTGAATCCTCCCAATACGCAAACCACTGGGACCGCAACCAACACATCGGTAGGTGGCGGGAATTTTCAGTATTACTACGGCGTGATGATGCAATGGCTTCCTAGCCAGAAATTGCTTTTGCTTCAGGACGGAACCCAACCGTCAGGCGCTATCAGTCTTGAATATCAAGAGTTCATAGGCCAACCCACATGGATGTCTGATTCCGGGATGCTTCAATCCGTTCACCCGATGCGGTCTGATATCAATCTGGGATTCAAAGTAAAATATCCCAACAGTTTGCCCACTCAAGCCAATCCTTCGCTTATCATCATCCGGGATCAATTTGTATCCCCATCAAGCGGTGAACTAATGGTCATGGGGGTTAGGCACATGGGCAGATTCAGAGATACATCACCTACGGGATGGGTTACTTATGTGGATGCGGCACGTCCATTAAGGTTTAATCCGAATGAACCCGCGCCACAGCCAGAACGTGTAGGCTTTGTAACCGTTGGGCCACTTGAGACAGTGCAATGACCCCCGTTAATTCAACAGTCAATACGGCTTTTTCCCTAGCGTATGAATGGAGTCCTATTCTGTTCACGGGTGGACTGTTTTCATGGTCCCCGATGGGAATTCCGATCATTGCCATCACGCAATCCATTTCCGTTGCCGGGACCGTAACGTCATCCATCCTTGATGGCGGCAACATTCAGCCTTTTGCCCAGCCGCTTTTCACATGGCGTCCCATGCCGGGATCAACGCTATGGGAATCTGAAATTGCTGAGTATCCGTTTTATACCAATCAAATCGCGGCTAATGCTCAGGTTCAAAGGCCCCTTAGGGTTTCTATGCTGGGTCACGCCCCTGCCGGTGGCGGTACGCCGTGGTCATTGAAGCTGGCAACTATCTTTGCCCTTCAAGGATTGATTCAGGCGCATATCAATGCTGGCGGCACGTTTACCGTCATGACTCCAAGCTATGTCTACAGCAACTGCCTTCTGACGAATTTTGTTGATGTTTCATCGGGCGAAACCAATCAACCGCAGGTTTCTTGGCAGATGGATTTCGTTCAACCATTGCTGACGTTGCCGCAATCTAACGGCACATTGAATACGTTCTATCAAACTGTCGCTAATGGCGGCCAGTCATTGCTGGGTTAATCATGACGAAATTTAACGTGCCAGAATCGTTTAAAACCGCCATCAATCTTCAGGTCACACTGGATGGGGCGGGTTATACGGCAACGATTGCATGGAATGTATTTGGCCAGCGGAATTACGTCACTATCTTGGATCAATTCGGCAATCGCGTTGTGACGATCCCGCTGATCGGAAGTCCCCCATCAGCCGATTACACGTACACCAACACCGATTTCGTACAAACGACCAACAATAAGACCATTACACTTGCACTAAATCGACCGATTAACATCATTGCGGGTTATTTTCAGACTTCCGCGATGTATTACTATCCGCAAGATCAAACGTTAGTGGTCACGCCATGACAAACTTTGCTGGAAAACTTCCATACGTACAAAACCTTTCGCAGTCTGTTGACTATCGCAATGAAGCGAATCAACAGCAGATGGGATGGGAGCTTCCTTGCACTGTCATTGCAATCAGTGACGATGGTTTGTTCGTGACGGTCAACTTTGAAATGGTGCAAAACGCCTTTCAGTTCCCTCAGATCACGATTCCTGTATTCATGAGCGAATACGTGAGGCTTCCTATCCAAATTGGAACCAGAGGCTACACGACTTTTGTAGACGTTCCTACCGAACAGATTACAGCGGAAAAATCGACACCCGCCACATTCAAGAATTTTGGCAACCTTAACAAGGTTCTGGTGTTTCAGCCCATTACCAATAAAGGATGGCCGAGCAATCCAGATATCAACACGGTATGGATGTATGGTCCGAATGGCGTAACTATTCAGGATGAGGCCGGAAATTCTGTGGTCACGATAACGCCTACAGGAATCACGCTCAAAAGCGGAACGTCTTTCATCTCTATCGCCAAAAATGGAGCGATTGACATTGAGGGAACATCAGTCAAGATCATGGGCAAGGATTTCCTGACGCATCATCATTCGGGTGTTTCTACCGGATCAAGTAATACGGGTAACGTGGTATGAGATGTTGGGGCCGGACCTATCACACTGATGGCACTTACACATGGAACGAAGTCACAACGGATGCCAATGGCTATAACGATGCCGTGTACGTCACCGCTTTGGCTCAGGTGCTTCAGCTTAATCAGAATGAATCACCTTTCTGGGCAAACTATGGCATTCCGGCCATTCAAAGCGTTACCACGCAAGTGTTCCCAGACCTTGCCGTTTATTTCACTCAGCAACAATATGCGCGATACTTTGCATCGCTTAAAATCAGCAAAATCAATGCGCTGAATCAGTATCAAGTGCCGACCCCTGTATATCAGGTGAACATCATCACCCAGCAGGGTTCCATCATTAACTTCAACGTGCCGATACCGACATGAGTTACAATAGTAATTTTGAGGTTTCGCATGAATAAAAAAGACATTACGATTGAGTTTGCGCGTTCAGAAATAGACTACGATCCTCATACCGGAAAATTTACAAGAAAAATAACCAGAGGAAGGCACAAGCAAGGAACCGAGGCAGGTGGATATCCAAGGGGAAGAAAAGGATATTTAGGAATACGTGTCTTTGGGGTTCCTTTCTATGCCCATGTCTTTGCTTGGTTTCATTTTTATGGGGAGTGGCCTAAATTTCAAATTGACCACATCAATGAGATTAAAACTGACAATCGTATATGCAACTTGCGAGAATGTTCGCAAGAAGAAAATATGAAAAATTGCTCGAAAGCTAGAAAAAACAATTTAAGCACAGGAGTTCGTGGCGTTCATTTTTCAAAAAATGAAAAAAAATTTAAAGCATTTGTGACAATTTCAGGCAAGCGCATTCATTTAGGGACGTTTCATGAAATTGAAGACGCAATAAATGCTAGGCACAATGCCGAAAAATTGCACTATGGCAAATATGCGCCATTGAGAGGATAAAAAATGTCTTTGCCTATCGTAATGACTTCTGCGGGGCTTCAGCCTCAGTCCCCCACAAGCCTGAATCAGCAGATCATTGCTGGGGCCGTTGCTCTTGATCCTGGATTGACTGCCAATCTTCCGGGTACGCTGATTGAAGATATCGCATCAACAGATACCGGGGCTTTAGTCCTGATTGATTCGGCACAGGTTGAAACCGTCAACAGCATGACGCCTTACGGGGCAAACCTTTTTATCCTGAATCAGCTTGGTCAGATTTACGGAGTCCAACAAGGGCTTGGCACCAATGTTTCTGTTTATCTGAAGTTCTCAGGCACTCCGGGATTCGTTATCAATGCCGGTGTTTTGGTTTCTGATGGAACGTACCAGTACCTGACGCAAGAAGCATCCGTCATTCAATCGGGTGGTACTAGCAACTCTGTTTATGCTGTAGCGACCATTTCGGGTTCATGGGCTGTACCAGCTGGAACCGTAACGAATATCCTGTCATCCATTCCCACCGGGATCACGCTGACGGTCACTAACCCGACTACGGGTATTCCTTCAAGCGGCGTTCAATCACCCGATGATTATCGATCACAAGTATTGAATGCGGGGCTTACGTCATGCTCTAGCACGATTACGGCAATCAAAACCTATCTGCAAAGGGTTCCGGGCGTCATTTCGAGCCTGATTAGCGTTAGGCAGTCCGGTAGCAAATGGGAAGTCATTGTAGGTGGCGGCGATCCGACTGCCGTTGCGGATGCCATTTTCCAATCCTGCGGCGATCCTAGCTCATTGACTGGATCGGTCATGTCCGTAACAGGAGTGACAACTGGAAGCACAACCACGATAACGACCAATCTGGTGACGGGGTTTACGATTGGTGAATCTATTACGATTGCTGGAACCACGGGCCTTACCGGAGTCGATGGGGCGCACACCATTACGGCGCTTCCTGATCCATTCTCGTTCACCTTTGGAACATCATCTTCAGGCACATGGACAGGTGGTGGATCGGTAACGGTAGGATCAACAGGGACCATTCCTAGAAATCAAAGCGTCACGATTTACGATACCCCGGATTCCTATGTAATCCCGTTTGTGACTCCGGTCCAGCAACCCGTTCTGGTTCAGATTTCATGGAAGACCAGTTCGACCAACACCATTTCAAATACAGCCGTTCAGACGCTTTCGGCTCCGGCCATTGTGTCTTACATCAACAGCCTTGGTCCGGGCCAACCGATTAATGAATACGAACTTCAGTACGTGTTCCAAGAGTCCATCAATTCCGTAGTCCCAACGCCATTACTGACCTATATCAGCATTCAAATTACGTTGAACGGTGTCATCACTCCGGTTGTAACGGGAACAGGAATCGTAGTCGGTGATCCAGAAGGTTACTATTTCATTGGTACTTCAGGCGTGACCACGGTGAAATTATGACCTTGCCCACCGCTCCCGTAACGGCAACCAAAACGATCCCTTCGTATCTGTATTTTCAATACATAGACGATCCCGATCTTCCCGCCCTGATAACGTCCTACAACCAACAAACGCAAAACTACGTTACTTGGTTCGCGGATATCAATCTTCCGGTCTATACAGGGCTTACAGGGGCGTTGCTGGACTGGATTGGGCAGGGAATCTATGGACTTCCACGGCCTAGCCTTTCATCTAGTGCTATCTCAGGAATGATTGGTCAGATCGGGTCCGTGAAGCATCATGGGGCCATCGGTCCCAGTGGTCCGACACCCAATATCGTCAGTGCAATCAGCACAACGCAGATTTATCAAACTCAGAACAACTACGATACGCCGGATGATATTTATAAGCGCATTCTGACATGGTGGTTTTTTAAGGGTGACGGAAAGAACTTTTCGATTCCTTGGTTAAAGCGTCGAATTGCCCGATTCCTGTACGGCACCAATGGTACAAACATTTGTCCTGCTTGGAATCCCGGCATCAGCGTGACGTTCAATGATGCAACTTCACCACTCCCCACTTGCACGATTACGCTCACGGCATCTAATTTAACGGGCGTAAGCTCTAACCTTTTGACTTATCTGCAAGTTTGTATCGCTGATGGCGTATTATTGCTCCCATTCCAGTTCCAATACACGGTGACTATCGCATGACCGCACTCATCGAACTTTACGCGAATAACGCTTATTCGACGCTCTCTGGCGCGATATCCAATACCGCAACCTCTCTCACTTTGGCTACGGGAACGGGAAGCAGATTCCCTTCTCCGGTTGTTGGAGCGCAATTTTTCCGACTAGACCTGACTAGCGCATCGTCACCTAATACGATTTTTGAGATCGTCTATGTAACTCAGAGATCGGGCGACACCCTGACTATCCAGCGCGGTCAAGAAGGCTCTACCGCTCAAGCATGGGCGATTGGTGATTTGTGCGGCAACGAGCCGACAGCCGGGATGTTCAACCAATTCGTTCAGCCTTGGGTTGGTACGGATACCGGGGTTGCCAATGCGTATGTGGTCAGCACTCCTCAGCATGAATCAGCGTATTACTCTGGAATGCCGTGTACGTTCACGACAATCCACGCCAGCACCTCTACGACTCCTACCCTTAATCTCAACGGGTTGGGTGCGGCAACGATAAAAAATGCAGATGGCACTGCGCTTCTTTCCGGTCAGATCGTTGCGAATGCACCAATCTCAGTTTCCTATAACTCAGCGGATTCATCATGGAGGCTTCAATCTCCTATCGGCATTCCGACTGGATTAACTCCAAGTCGAGCCGCAGGAATTGATCCCTCTGGCCGCATCACTTCCGCTCTATCCACTCTTGTTCAGCTTAATATGTTGAGCAATTGGGCAGAACCAATTCAATCACAAATTGGTTCGCCGGGATGGGTTATCAATCCTCAGGGCATCCTGATGCAATGGGCTACAGGCACTTCTTCAACATCTGGCGATGTAGTCACATTTGCTGAAGCATTTCCTAATGCTATAAATACTGTATTTATCAGTATTTCAACCGCTGATTCAGTGACACTTGCAAGTAACGGATATTGCGGGTATCAAATTCTTAACAACCAACAAGTAAAGATTTTTTCTGTTGTTGGTACTCCCGCTGTTAGCGTCATGGCGATAGGATACTGATATGAACGCACTCATTACGTTTTTGATCGAACAGCTTGCAGGATTCATTCTTGGATCAGACATATTTGAAAGAATTGTTGCAACCGTTCTAAGATGGGCCGACAAAGAAATCTCAGGCGCAGAGAAGCGCAAGGGAGTGCTTGATGAGCTTGAAATCATCGGCTTGGAATTAACGGAATCGCTTGCCAATTTTGGTGTTGAGCTTGCCGTACAATATCTAAAGAAAAAGGCGTGATATGGTCACAGCCAAACAATGTCTTGCAAAATGGGGCGATCCAGCCGCCAATGAACGTAAATTCATGGTGATGTGGGATGTTCCGTCAGAACTTGAAATCGGAGTCATCCCCAAACGGATTTACTGCAACAAAATCATGATTGCGCCTTTGACCAAAGCATTCCAAAATCTCATCCAAACGGGGCGTGTAGAGGAACTCAAGACATGGAACGGATGCTTCAACATTCGGAAGAAGGTTGGTGGAACAACTTCTAGCCTCCATTCTTGGGGGATTGCAATCGATCTCAATGCCGCTTGGAACGGATTTAATAAGCCTCCCACCCTGTCTCCACAATTCGTTCAGTGTTTTATTGATGCGGGATTTGAATGGGGCGGTTATTGGAAGCGTCCAGATGGTATGCACTTCCAGCTAAAGGAGATTTAACATGGGCGACAAATTAGGTTTTGCACTCAATGAGGCGAGCACATGGCGTGGACTGGTTTATCTCGTAATGGCATTCGGCATACAGATCACCCCAGATCAACAAGGAGCAATCGTGACGGCGGGTTTATCAGTAGCAGCCGCAATCTCATTGTTCACCAAGCGCAAGCCGCCCGAAGATATCTCGAAATGAACAAATGGTTAGAAATCGCATTTTATATAGGGTGCGGGATCATCACCACTTATGTGACCATGAGTTCAACGCTCTCACAGCACTCCTATCGTTTGGATAAACTTGAGCGTGATGTTTCTGACTATGCGGCAGAAGCCAAACAAGATCGGAAAGAAATGCGCGATCTTCTGGTTGACATACAGATTAAGCTGGCGCAACTGAGTAAAAAATAATGGCCGTTCCCACTCCCTCCTATAATTTTAAGCAAGGCGGAACCTTTTCTTTGGGTGGATATGCGTCTCTGCCAACAGGAAGTGGGTGGAAAGCGACTGCTGAATTGCGGGATGGCAATGATGCTTTGATTGCGGAACTTGTAGTGACATTGCAAGCCCCTACTGCCCCTGAGACGAAATGGGGGCTTTTGCTTTATCAGGACGCAACAGCAACAGCGACATGGCCGCTAGGCCCTCTTTATTGCGATATCCGATTTGTTAATGGAACAACGGTGCTTCCAACCGCGACTTTTGTAGTCAATATCGTCCTCCGTATTACGACCTCCCAACCGACGCTAATGCTATGAGTGACGTAAGACTAATCAACAAGCCGGGAGTTATTGTTTCTTTAGATCAGGTTCTTCAGGGTCCAACTGGTTCAACAGGTCCAACTGGCCCTTCTGGTCCTACTGGTCCATCGGGACCTACCGGTCCGTCTGGCGTTACGGGTCCTACTGGCCCTCAGGGTATCCAAGGCGCTACAGGTCCCACAGGATCTACTGGCCCATCAGGGTTACAGGGTCCTTCTGGTGTTACCGGATCTACCGGTCCTCAAGGTTCAACGGGTGTAACCGGTCCTCAAGGCGCTGTCGGCGCAACAGGTGCGACTGGACCCCAAGGCGTAGAAGGACCTATTGGCGCGACTGGACCTAGTGGTGTTGCAGGTCCTACGGGCGTAACTGGTGCAACTGGTCCTATCGGTGCAACAGGACCCACGGGATTGACGGGTGCAACAGGCCCCAGTGGTCTAATTGGTGCTACAGGTGCAACTGGTGTCACTGGTGTTACCGGCCCCCAAGGCACATCAATTAATATCAAAGGAACGGTTGCCACTCCCGCAAATCTTCCTGCTACGGGCAATAATCCAAATGATGCGTACATCGTTCAATCGAATGGTGATCTTTATATCTGGAATGGTACTGCTTGGTTTAACGCTGGGCCTATTGTTGGTCCTACCGGGGCTACTGGGCCATCAGGAGCAACGGGCGCTACCGGTGTTGTGGGACCAACTGGACTTACGGGCGCTACAGGCCCGACAGGACTTACAGGTGCTACAGGTCCTATTGGTGTTACAGGCCCCACTGGTTTAACTGGCGCAACGGGTCCACAAGGCCCATCTGGATTGCAAGGACCTCAAGGTGATGTTGGCCCTACGGGTGCCACAGGGGTTACAGGACCGGTTGGTGCAACTGGCCCTATTGGTGCCACGGGTCCGCAGGGGATTCAAGGTATTCAAGGTATTCAGGGCGTAACCGGACCCACGGGACCTACTGGATTAACTGGATCAACCGGACCTACGGGTGCGGCAGGGGCTACGGGTGCAACCGGTCCCCAAGGCCCCCAAGGTGATATTGGCCCAACGGGTCCGACTGGTGTGACTGGCCCTACAGGTGTAGGTGTTACCGGGGCTACGGGTCCTACGGGACCTCAAGGCATTCAGGGTAATACCGGCGCTACAGGTGTGACGGGTGTTACTGGTCCTCAAGGAGCGACAGGCGTCACAGGACCTACTGGACCGCAAGGATTAACCGGTGCTACTGGACCTGCCGGGGTTACGGGTGTTACCGGACCGACTGGTGCCACTGGGCCTACGGGAGCGGGTGGTGCGTATGGTTACTGGGGTTCGTTTTATGACCTGACAACTCAAACGATATCCAGCACGACAACGGCCTATGCCATTAATGTCGGGAATACTGATCCTAACAGCAATGGCGTGAGCATCGTTTCGGGCAACCGGATGACGTTTGCCAATGCTGGTGTTTACAACATCGAATTCAGCTTGCAATTCATTAATACGGATACGACCATTCATAACGTGAATGTCTGGTTCCGATTGAATGGCGTTGATATTGCAGACAGCAACACTCAGGTCAGTATTCCGAACTCGCATGGTGGGATCAACGGAGCGCAGTGCCTATCCTTAAATTGGATGAGCAAATTCAATGCGTCTGATTACGTTCAGCTTTATTGGCAAGCTGAAAGCACATCCATCAGCATTCCTACTCTATCGGCTGGAACTACTCCGACAACGCCAGTCACTCCCGGAGTGATTATTACGGCGCAACAAGTTCTTTATACCCAACTTGGGCCTACAGGGGCCACAGGGCCAACGGGTTTAACGGGTCCGACAGGGCCTACAGGACCAACGGGCGCTACCGGCGCGGCATCAACTGTTCCCGGCCCGACAGGTGCAACGGGACCCACTGGTTTGACCGGAGCAACTGGTCCAACGGGATTGACGGGCGCTACAGGACCGACTGGTTTGACGGGGGCCACTGGACCCGTAGGGGCCACAGGACCAACTGGTCTGACCGGAGCAACTGGTCCAACGGGTTTAACTGGAGCTACAGGTCCAACGGGCTTGACTGGCGCAACCGGCCCCGTAGGGGCTACTGGTCCGACTGGTCTGACCGGAGCAACTGGTCCAACAGGCGTTACCGGGCCTACTGGACCCGCACCAACAGTCGGTAAAATCATCGTCGTATCTAACGTATTCGGGTATTGATATGGCTACCTTGAACTTCCCCGCATCGCCTACCGTTGGGCAGACGTACACTGCTAATGGTAAAACATGGCAATGGAACGGAACTGCGTGGATTTCCTATAATGGCACTCAGTACGTAACTCGCGGACAAGCAATCGCTTATAACATCATTTTCAGTTAGGAACTAACATGGCAAATCCCAATTTGGCGGCAGTCACAAGCATTCTCGGCAATGTTGGGAATGTTGCCCTGACTACATCGGCTCAATCCCTTGCAAATAATGCGGTTTCATCGGGGACAATTTTAAAAATTGAATCCATGATTATTGCGAATTCAACGGCGTCTCCTGTTACTGTAACAGTCAATATTTACAATGCGGCGGCACTTGGTGGAACAGCATTTCCTATCGCTTCTGCACTTTCAATTCCCGCAAATTCAAGCTTTCCTCTTGTCGATAAAAGCACATCTTTTTATTTGATGGAGAATATGTCGCTTGGCGCTTTGGCGGGATCAAATAGCGCATTGACGATGACGACCACTTGGGAGGTCATGTCATGAAGCCTTCTATTCATGTTTTCCCTGATGGGACTATACAAACAACTGCGGCAAGTGGTCTGATTTTAAAATCTGTTCAAACGTCAAATTTTGCCGCCATTGCGTATTCTTTGTATCCAGTAAATACGACTTCAGGCGCCGTAACAGTTACGCTCCCGGCTTCGCCTACCGCGGGCAATCAGATTACTGTCTTTGACTACGCGGGAACTGCTGCGACGAATGCAATCACGATTAGTCCTAATGGCGGGAAGATTAACGGGAACACGGGAAATGCGTATATTTCAATTATTAGGGCCTCTGTAACTTTGACTTATGTTGATTCGACGCAAGGATGGGTTGATGTAGCTGCTGGGAACGCAACGTATATTCCACAAACTTATTCAGCTTCCTACCTTGTGGTCGCGGGCGGCGGTGGCGCTCAAGCGGGTTATGGTGGCGGTGGCGGTGCTGGTGGTTTTGTCAGCGGGGTAACGGCGCTATCGTCGGGGGTCGGTTATAGCATCACTGTCGGCGCTGGAGGAGCCGGAATAAATACATCAGGACCATCAGGGAACAACGGGAGTAACTCCGTTTTTTCTTCCATCACCGCGATAGGTGGGGGGTATGGTGGAACAAACTCACCTGTAAGTAATGGTAATAGTGGAGGATCTGGGGGCGGCGGTGGCGGCTACTATAGCCAGACTGGTGGTTCTGGTACTTCTGGTCAAGGGTACGCTGGAGGTACTGGTGGTGCATCGATAAAAGCTTCTGGTGGCGGTGGCGGCGCAGGGGGATTTGGTGGTAATGCCACTGGTGGAGGCGCTGCTGGTAATGGAGGCGTGGGTTTAGCATCTTCTATCACAGGCGCATCCGTTTATTATGCCGGAGGCGGTGGCGGCGGAGCTGATGCTAGTTCTGGTGGGACAGCGGCGGGTTCTGGCGGCACAGGTGGCGGCGGCGCTGGGGGTTTTGGTAATTTTCCTACAGGAGCTAACGGTACATCCGGCACGGTAAACACAGGCGGCGGCGGCGGCGGTGCAGCACAGGCAGGAACAGCGGGTTCTGGCGGCTCCGGGGTAGTCATCCTCTCAGTCCCGACATGGGCCTATTCAGGCACCACAACAGGTTCCCCAACGATCACCACATCCGGTTCAAACACGATTATCAAGTTCACTTCCTCAGGGAGCTACACAGCATGAGTCACTACGCAAAAGTCGTCGACGGTATCGTCAATCAGGTCATCGTTGCAGAACCTGAGTTCTTCGATACGTTCGTGGACTCTTCACCGGGCGAATGGATCAAGACCTCTTACAACACCCGAGGCGGTGTTCACATCGATCCCGAAACGGGTGAACCGTCAGCAGATCAGACCAAGGCGCTTCGCAAGAACTACGCCGGGATTGGTTTCACCTACGACCGGGAACGCGATGCGTTTATTCCCCCGAAGCCGTTCGCTTCATGGACTCTCAACGAAACCTCTTGCCTCTGGGAAGCACCAGTTGCTTATCCGGCTGACGGTAAATTATATAATTGGGATGAAAGTACCTTATCTTGGATTGAGGTTATCTGATGGCAAACATTGAAGTTGTCCAGACCTCCCCAGAACTCCTTGTAGAACTTGGTAGTTTCCTTCAAGGTCCGCAAGGTCCCACAGGCCCGACTGGTCCTCAAGGTCCGGGGATTAACTTTCTGGGCAACGTCAATACTGTCGGTGATCTTCCTCAGGGCGCTAACGTCAACGATACTTACAAAGTCCTTTCCTCTGGTGATTTTTACACTTGGAACGGATCAACGTGGGTTGATATCGGTCCCCTTCAAGGACCAACAGGTGCGACTGGCGCATCTGGCGTTAGAGGCGCATCAGGACCTTCAGGAGCGCAAGGACCACAAGGTCCTATAGGTGCAACTGGTGCAACTGGTCCTGTTGGTCAACGAGGGGCCACAGGGGCTACAGGCGCATCTGGTCCTACTGGGTCACAGGGTCCACAAGGACAATCTGGTATTCAAGGCGTTCAGGGTATCCAAGGGCTTCAAGGTCCCGTTGGGCCGCAGGGTGCAACTGGTCCTACAGGTTTGACCGGGCAACGTGGTGCTACTGGCGTCACGGGTCCATCTGGATTGATTGGCCCTACTGGATCGACGGGGGCCACTGGACCTCGGGGCACAGTAGGGCCATCTGGGCCTGTTGGCCCTTCTGGTTTGATCGGACCTACCGGTGCGACTGGTTTGACTGGTAGCCGTGGCCCTACAGGCGCAACTGGTCCTACTGGAGCAGGTGCCACTGGTGCCACTGGTGCCACTGGTGCCACTGGCCCCTCTGGACCGGCTGGTGCTACTGGTCCTCAAGGAACGGCTATTAAGCTGAAAGGTACAGTAGCTACTGTCGCAAACTTACCCACTACGGGGAATCAACCTAATGATGCTTATATCGTTCAATCAAATGGTGATTTATACGTTTGGGATGGGGCGGCATGGTTTAATGCGGGACCTATTGTAGGTCCTACAGGCGCAACTGGAGTTACCGGCCCTACGGGAATTGGGGCTACCGGAGTCACTGGCCCTGTTGGTGCAACTGGCCCTACAGGCATTGAGGGTCCTCAAGGCGTTACCGGCCCTACAGGCGCTCAAGGACCTACGGGGGCAACAGGTGCTGTTGGCCCATCAGGAGCTATTGGGCCATCAGGAATTGCGGGGCCTACCGGGGCAACTGGTTTAACTGGTCCATCAGGCCCATCAGGCCCATCAGGGGCACAAGGTAATGTCGGCGCTACAGGGCCTTCTGGTATTGCGGGTGCCACAGGACCTACTGGTCCACAAGGTATCCAAGGGTTACAGGGTGTACAAGGTGCTGTTGGTCCAACAGGTGTATCTGGTCCCATAGGTGCTACAGGACCATCTGGTCCGTCAGGACCATCTGGACCAACTGGTCTTTCTGGTGCAAATACTTGGTACAACACTTCGCCTCCGACCAACCCCACTCAATATCCTCTTTGGTGGGATACGATTGGCGGTACTTTATATGTCTATTATTCCGGCAATACGAATGGCCCTGTATGGGTAGAAGCTGATTCTGGCATCATTGGGCCACAAGGATTTGTTGGTGCTACAGGACCTACAGGACCTACAGGCGTAACTGGGCCTATTGGACCTACAGGCGTAACTGGGCCTATTGGACCTACGGGTGTGACTGGGCTTACCGGCGCTACAGGAGCCACTGGTGCAACCGGTCCTGCCGGTGGCCCAACGGGTCCAACTGGGGCTACAGGGGTTCAAGGACCAACTGGACCTGCCGGTGCTAATGGCACTTCTATCGGTGTCAACGTCAAAGCGTATGGTGCTGTCGGGGATGGTATTATCAATGATACAGCGGCAATTCAAAATGCAATAAACTCCAATCCGGGTGCTACGCTTTACTTTCCGCATGGAACGTACGCAATCACACAAGTAGTGATCCCGTATGGGTGTACCATTTTAGGCGACAATCAAGGCAATAAGTTCTATTATGATACTCATGTCATGCCGCCTAACCAACCCACCAATACTAACATCCAGAGTCCATCGCCTATCAATGTTGGGTCGATGTTTGTTCCTTATGGCGGTAATACTAATGACCTTTTCTTAGTAACTACAACTCAGTGTGTAAACTTCGAAAAAGTTAGCTTTTTCAGTGCTAATGCTGATATCGGGGCGGCATCTCCGAGATCGGGTGGCAGTTATATCACATTCACGACCCCAAGCAATTCAGGAACAAATTTCGGATCACGAATTTCTAATTGTTTCTTTGGGTACGGTTATTATAATATCATTTTCAATGATAATGCAGGTTGGGTTGTCGATCGGTGCTATTTTGCCGATACAATTCATACAAGCATTTACATGGCTAATAATTGGAATCATGATTATGGTGACGCTTGTTATACTAATAACTATTCTGATTTCAATGTCGGATATACGTTAGGTTCAGGGATCCATATTCACCAGATTTCTTCTGGCGGCCTCAAAATGGTAGGTAATAAATTCCTTGCCGGTAATTACCATTACCTAGGGGAACTCGCCGCTGGTAACCCAACCTCAATTTTCAACTGTACCGGTAACAGTTTTGAGGGAGCAACAACCGCATCTATTGCGTTCAACGTAACTGCAAACGGTTATGGAAATGGCGTTATTTCTGGTAACCAATTCTCAGTATACGGATCATGCGGAATTACTGTCGTCGGGACGAATTTCAACAATTTCTATATCGGTGAAAACGAATTTAATCACGCCGCAAACGGTACCTCTCTTGTTCTGCCTAATTTTAATCGCGTAACCATTGGTCCGAATGCCCATTACGGTTCATCATCGAATTGGGCCGTATCAATGTCGGGGTCAAATCAAAGCATTTTTGTTTACCCCCAATCCGTTTATGGGATGGGTTCATTCACTGGGAATTATACGGGTTGCACTTTTGCGATGGGACGTGCAACTAATGGCGAAGCAGGAATGTGGCCGTTAATCGTGAATTATGGTGGCGGTTTCTGGTGTACTGATAACAAATATGTGTCGTTCCCAACCGGGTATTTTAACCAAACACCCAATGTGAACGCGATTCTCTATAGAAGCAGACCAGACGGTTCTGGCCCAACTTCCGAGGGGAGTGGGATTGCTGTTCAAGTCACAGGCGTCACAACTGATGGGTTCTATGTTAATATTGTTGGACTTACGCAAGCTAACTATGTAGGTATAGCTTGGCAAGCATGGTTGACAGGCCAATAGAACTAAGGGAGGTTCAACATGGCTCGTTTACACCTATTGGGGTTGTTTCATACAATCCCTGCGGCAGATTTTTCACATTGTGCTTTCACGGGTCGCGTCATTCGATTCGGGAAGATGATGCTACCTTTTGGTTGGGAGGTTATTGAGTACGCCAATGAAGGATCAGAAGCAGATGCCACGGAACACGTTACCATTCTGGATACGCAACGGTTTTGGGAACTCAAGAAGCTCTACAAGCAAGAACAACCCAATGAAGCCGCTTCAACTGATTCGACTCTTTATCGCGAGTTTTCTGCGCGTCTTGTTAAGGAGCTTGCCTTACGTGTACGCGATGGGGATATTGTTTGTCATCCTTTTGGGATATGTCATTCTGATCTGGTACATCGTTTCCCTAATGCCCACCATGTAGAAATTGGGATTGGTTATACCCAGTGCGCGATGCCACTTAGAATCTATGAGACTTATGGATGGATGGCATGGCATCAAGGAAAGGAACAGACCGACGGCAACGACTTTCAATGGGTCTGCCCGATGGGCTATGACCTAGAAGATTGGGAACCCAGTTATGAACAGGGCGAATATCTTCTTTATTTTGGTCGCGTTATTGAGCGCAAAGGCATGGCGATCATCAAGGAACTGGCAAAGCACGTTGAGATGCCAGTACGCGTTATAGGCGAGATTGACGAATCCATGAGAGGATTCCTTTCCGATGCTGTAAATTTGACCGTAGAACCGCCTGTAACGGGCAAGGCGCGAAGTGAATTGCTTCGGAATGCTTACGCTATGCTCATGCCTACTCGTTACGTAGAACCGTTTGGCGGGGCCGGTGTCGAAGGTCAGCTTTGTGGTACGCCTTTAATCGGATCGGATTTTGGAGCGTTTTCCGAAACGATCATTCATAACGTGACTGGCTACCGCTGTCATACGCTAGGCGATTACGTGGAAGCGGTCAGGAAAGTAAAGGCCCTTAACCGCAGACAGATTGCATCAATTGCAAGGGGTCGGTACGGTCTTGAGCCTGTTGGAGCGCAAATGAATAAAATCTTCCGTCAAATTTTGACTCTTAAGGATCAGGGTTGGTATTCCATTAAACCGATTGATGCGGTTTGGCCTAATCCTTAAGGTCTTTTTCCAGTTCCCTAATTTGGCGTTCTATTTCATCAGAACAAAGACGCGCACCATAGGCTATATCGTCTTCAAACTTGTATTGCCGCATGATCTCTCGGCATATTGCGACAGCTTCACGCATGGCCATAAGTCGTTCTCTCATTCTTTATCTCCTCTGCATTTGTCTTGGAGGGTGAGACCGTGGTGCTTTTCTGCGTCTCGAAATCCCCATTTGTAAATTCTAGCGGTTAATTCATCTACGAGTTCTTTACCTATCAGCGCATCCAATTCCTCCTCCGTCATCGGCTTCCTTGCTGGCTCGGGTCTGGTGTAGAGGTAACGCTTGCCCGGAGGTAAAAGTTCTAAACCGTGAAATTCATACGGGCCTTCATAAGTGTCTTTTACTTCAACCCATGCCACAGGCTCATCTGCTTCTGGCTCGACGGCGAGGAAAGCGCGGATGTCATCCCTTAATTCGTCAGATTCTTCCTCTCTGTAGTCATTCGGATATTCTGCGTATCGCAAACATTCTTCGGCCCTTATCAGCAGTTCGGTTGCGGTACTCATGCTTCACCTCTGGCTTTGGCTAGTGCGGCTTCGGCAATATCTTTCACCAACCTCGTTGACAGAGTTCCGTACTGGCAATCATCACTATCGTTTGCGTATCGTAATAACTCTTCCAAAGCCTCATACAGTTCCGGCGCGGCGGCGATTAGTGCCGCGTTAAATGACGGCACGTTTTCACATCCGTAGAGAGTGCATATCTCATCAGAGATTTCATGTTCACCCGGAGCATACACATGAGCGATTGTTTGTGTGGTCGGATGATCGTGACTAAACGTCCAAGGGCCGGGAGTGAATTTTGTTTCGCTCATAACAACACCTGCTTTCCAACCCACAATACAAAAATAAGCGCCAAGCTAACTAAAACAATAAACGCAAGCACAGCTAAGCCAGTTTTGAGATCCTCAAGAATTTCTTTGTTCATTCCAACCCCCTGCCAATCTCAGATTTAAATGATTCAACAGCTTTAGCGGCCTCTTCCACGGTGGCAAAGTACCCCAATGATTTGTACCCGCTTCCTGTCCATACCCTAGCCGAATATCGACCTGATGCCTTGTGTAAGCTCACGCCTCTGCGACCAGTAATAGCACTGATCGGCTGTTCTCCAACGTTAGGTTTGTTGATGTAATCCAACCAACCAGAGCCATACTTTTTTATAGCCCATACAATTCTTTCGTAACCTACGCCAAGCATTTCTGAAAGTTGTTTTGCAGTGAATGATTTGCCTTCATATTCTGCTCGTATTGATTTGCGCCAGTTGTTTGCTTGTTCTTTATACGTTGCCCATTGGCAGTTGTCTGGCTCGTAATCTCCATCAACATTGATTCTTTCTAATGTCAGGCCTTTGGGCTTTTTCCCCATGTCATCCAAAAAATTTTCAAACGTCATCCATCTATCGCATACTTTTATCCCTCGACCTCCATAGTTCTTGTAATCGCGTCTGTCTGGATTTAGGCATCTAGCTTTCATGTTGCACCAAGTGATGTAAGTGTGGCTTCTGCTATGGCCGTGAGTCTTTGTTCCCATCTAAAGATTCTCCTATTGCTGCCGCGGCTCTTACTATACACCTTCTGGTTGCGGCGTAGGGGTCGTCACCGTGATTTTCGTTGCACACTGCAAAACGGCTAGGGCTTTCAATCGGAAATAACGCCGAGGCCATATTGGTCGCTTGTCTTGGCTCTATCCCCAACTTCACCGCAAGGCGCAGAGCGTCACCATCGTCGGTTAGTGGGTTCCAATATCCTCCCGCGTCATCAACATATTCACTCACTCTGATAAACGTATCTCCACACCAATGATGCAGTTCAATCCCCACCGCTTTTGCCGCGAGTTTTAGGAGTTCGTTATCGTTATTCATTGTTTGTCTCCAACGCTTTCAGCGCGGCTCGGGCTTTGTCATAAGCCGTTCCATTTACCCATTCCTGCAATCCTTCCAACGCGAATACCAATCCATCAACTAGGTCGGCTCTTATGTAGGGAACGTCAGTCGAATCTGGATTTTTATTGACCATCTGATCGGCGGCGTAATCCCAGACCCAAATCTTCTTCGGTGCTTCGTTCATTTCCCCTCCCTCACTTTCCTAGTCCTGTAATACCGGCTCCGTTCGATACCGGCGATCCTTAAAGCATCGGCAACCTTTACTCCGTCATTGATTAGCGAACAGGCTTTGATGTATGCCATTTCAAACTTAGGGTCTGGCGTATAGGGTCCGGGTCCAAAATTGGCACTGCAATAGGGCGATTTAAGATTCAACACACTGGCCCTGCGCCTTACCGAATTGCTTGTTCTTGAATATCCTGCAAGCTGTAATTTCACCATTGCTCCGGGCAATCCTTCTTTCTCGTACCATTCTTTGAGGATGGCATCTTCTTCTGGTTTATATGCGTATCCTGTCATCTAAATTCCATGCTTTTCCCAGCATTTGTAGCTTAAACACTCTCTGCAACATATTGACCCGTCACGGCAAAAGTCACAGGGAGGGGGGTGGTCTAGCGGTTTGTTTGTTCTCGCATTGCGATCCCGTTCTTTAAATTGATCCCCAGTGAAAGCCATCAGTCCCAATCCTCGGGATCAAGCGGAATGCCGACAATGAATTCCAAAAGCACAATGACAAAGGCAATGGCAAGAATAACGATGGCGGCTTCGGTCATTGAAATCCTCCTAGAAAATTATCCCGAATTTCCTTGGCTTGCTCTATTGTGGGATAAGTTCCCAAACAAACATTTTTCTTTTCAATTTTCATTTTCACTTGAAACCCATTTCTGTTTTTATAGATATTCCTGTGGCCGGTTCCGCTCATCCGTGATTTCCTTTCAACTGTCTTGCTTGGCGCGGGTAGAGTGTTTCCTTGATGAATTTCTGCTTTTTTCACAAGATAGACAGCATGAGCATCTTCAGCGGAATCGTAAGACCCTAACTGAATCAACTTTCCGTTGTGACGAATGGATGCTCTGTATTTTATGATTCCATTTCGATTGCGAACTGTAACGCCAAGAAATCCTGATTGCCCATAGCCTTTTTTTTGGTTTTGACTATTTATTTGGGAAGTTGCCAATCTCAAATTTGATATGGCATTGTTCGATGGATTTCCATCGATATGATCGATCATTTCTGAAGGCCATTCGCCATAGAAATAGAGCCATGCCAGCCTGTGAGCAAAAACCTGACGGTTTCCGATCTTTATTCGCCTATACCCTTTAGGGCATTCATAACCGGGCGGGTTTTTATGATATCGATCAGAGGAAACCCAAGAAAAACAGCCCGTAATCGGGTCGTAAAAAATGATGCTTTTTAGATGATCCGATGTTACGGATGCGTCATCATTGATGATGGGCATAAGAATCTCCAGTCAAGAGTAGTCATTGAAAGTGCGGCTGGTGGATGACTAAGGCCACCGGAACTTGCAAATTCCTGCCGCACTTAAATTATAACAAACTACTGTTTGTCAGCCCGAGCAATTGCCGCTTCCTGAGTGAATTTTTCGGGATAGCGCAACGCTAATTTGCTGATATTGCTGACTGCGACATCTTCCATTTTTACTCCTAATCGGCTACACAACATAGCTATTGCCCACAAACAGTCTGAACATTCCTCAAGCACGTTTACAACGTCCAATTTCTGACCATAGGCGAACCACTTTTTTACAGCGTCTGCGAGTTCGCCAGCTTCTGATGTGAGCAACAGGGTCGCATGAATGATTTCCATGCCAACTGCATTGTCATCATCAAGATCAATATCCTTTGCGGTCCTCATGGCTTGCGCCTGAAACAAATCAAATGTGTACGGCGGGATGTCCTGACCGTCTAACTTAACTTCTACTTCTGACATTGTTTTCTCCTGTTAAAAATGGCATTAAAAATGGCATTAAGAATGGCTGGGGGACAAGGATTCGAACCTTGGTTAGCGCAGTCAAAGTGCGCGGTCCTGCCGCTAGACGATCCCCCAATCAGGGCGGCCCCGTTGCTACTGTCCACTTGTGTCCCGTTCGCAGGGTTTATGTGTACCGGGGCCATAACTTTTTATTTGATTGACTCAATGGCTATAGCGTCTTCGTAATCCTGATTGCTGACGTAGGCGTAGCCAGCTATCAAAGCTAAAACTGCAAGCACCTTGATGATTCTATACATCGTCCTCACCCTTGTAGCTGTAAATGTAGTCGTACAGGCCATCCATATCTTCCTCGTTAATCAGCGGCAACACATCAACGCCCTTGTAGATGACTGCCGTGATATCCGCTTCATCATCACAGCCGGGATCGTCCCATGTGGCGGGGTAGCCTTTGGTGAAATCAAATTCAACTTCGACGGGTACGTCATTGAGGGGGATGGTTAGGGTTGGCATTACAAATCCTCCAAGGCTAATTCACGAATGCAATTCGCACACTCCCCATAAGATGGGTGCATCTTATATTCAGCCAAATGCGCCGCTTCATGCAGAGCTAAAGTCCGAATTGAAACCGCAAACCGCTGAACGTGTGCCTCATCCATCCAGTGCGCTCCTGCGGTGACTTTGGCGATTTCCATGACTTGATCCTTGGTCATCACCGCACCCTCGCATAAGCCGTGCAGCGCGTTGAAATGCCCCAAGGCTCGGCTTGGACGCAGGTAAAATCGGAAGCCGTTATGGTGACGCTCTTGGGGCCGGTAAGGGCTTTGTAAGAAACAATGCTGGCTCCAAGGATCACAACGATCATGCCAAATACAAAACCCGCCTTGGTATCAAGAATCCAAGATCCGAATTTGTCGATTGATTTCATGTTTAATCTCCAATGATGCCGATTGAAATCAAATTTTCTGCATGAGTTTGTAGATCGTCATGAGTCCAGCCGCACCAACGAAGCATGATGTTAATCATCTTGGCAGAATGGCCGGGAAGATCCGGGTCAACTTTTGATTGCTCTGCAAAAATCATGGCTTCGCGGAAGTTTTCAAGGGATTCAACATCGTAACGTACGTACATTTGTCTCTCCAGTTGGTGCGCCATCCTTGGC